TGTTTTACTATCTGGCAAAAATTTTTGCCAGCAAAACGTTCGTTTTGGCTATTTGAACAGGTTAATACTATATAGAGGCTGTTTTATTTTTTATATAGTAGCAAGTCTTAGAAGACTTGCGTTACAGACTGTATCTACTGTCTGTTACAAAACAGTATAACAGTAGAGGATGGGACCGTTCTGTGACTTTTCAAAAGGGGTCTAATAACCCTAAAAGGCTGGCAGGAGCAGAGGCTAAAAAGAAAGTTCTTGCCCTTGTATCTGAAGGCATGTCGCCCAAAAGGGCGATGGAGGAAATAGGCTCCAAGCCAGATACCATCCGAATCTGGATGATGAGAGATGCAACCTTTGCCGCCGAATTGGAACAAGCAGTCTCTGACGCCAAATCGAATTCGATTAAGGCGCTAGGGATAGCAAGGGAAGATATTACCTTCCCACAGTTTTCGGAAATGTTTCTAGACCAGAAACCATTTCCCCACCACCTTAACTGGATTGACCTTCTAGAGGACCGTCCGCCTACTTGGCAACACCCAAGCATTATCTATGAGCCAGGCGACAAAACCCGTGTCCTAATCAACGTGCCCCCTGAGCACGCTAAGTCAACTGTCATCACAGTTAACTACTCAACTTATCGCATTGCCCTCAACCCCAACGTCCGCATCATCGTGGTCTCTAAGACGCTAAACAAAGCACGCGAGTTCGTGTACGCAATCAAGCAAAGACTATCCCACCCGCGCTGGACGAAGTTGCAAACAACCTTTGGTCCTGAAGGGGGCTGGAAAGAAGACTCAGATACTTGGCGAGTTGATACCGTCTATCTTGGGGGTGATGCGAGAAACTCTAGCGAAAAAGACCCAACCATTCAAGCACTTGGTATGGGCGGTCAGATTTACGGTGCACGTGCTGACCTGATTATCTTGGACGACTGCATCACTACTGCTAACGCACATGAGTTTGAAAAGCAGATTGACTGGCTACAAAAAGAAGTTATTACCCGTTTGGGTAAGAACGGTAAGTTATTAATCGTAGGGACGCGAATTGCTGCACAGGACTTCTACAAAGAATTACGGGACCCGAAGTACTGGTCCAATGGCAAGAGCCCTTTTACTTATATGGGCATGCCTGCTGTTTTGGAATATAGCGACAAACCAGAGGATTGGGTTACGCTCTGGGAAAAGAGTGACGTTCCGTGGGATGGCGACGAAGATACGCCTGATGAAAACGGGCTCTACCCAAAGTGGGATGGAAAAGCATTATTCAAGCGCAGAGGTGAAGTAACACCTAATACGTGGGCTCTGGTCTACCAGCAAGAGGATGTCGAAGAAGATTCCATCTTCCCGCCCGCCCTGGTGCAAGGCAGCACCAATGGCATGCGTAAACGAGGTCCCTTGCGCCCAGGCGCGGTGGGACATCCGAATGCTGTAGAAGGTTACACAATCATAGGATTTGACCCAGCGATGGGTGATAAGGCACATGCTGCTTTCGCTGTGATTACTTACAACAGGTCCGATTTTAAAATTTACGTTTTAGAATGCATCAACATGGGTGAACCTACCCCGCAAAAAATTCGAGCAACTATCGAAGAACTTGTAATCAAATACAAGCCACAAGAATTCCGTGTGGAAATCAACGCACACCAGAAAGCCTACGCCCTAGATGACGACTTGCGTCAATGGCTGGGTATGTATGGAGTACGTCTTGAATCGCACGTAACTAACAAAAACAAGTGGGACGCATCTTTTGGTGTGGCATCTATGTCTACACTATTTGGAACAATGCGTGATGACAAGTTCCAAAAGAACAACGTAATAGAACTTCCATCTACTGAAGGTTCAGAGGGACTAAGAGCCCTGACCCAGCAGTTGATAACTTGGAAACCTAACACACGGGGTAAGACCGACTGTGTTATGGCGCTATGGTTTGCAGTTCTTAGAGCCCGTGAGTTTATGCAGCAGACAGGTCATCTGACAAAGTTTGCGAATAACCGTTGGACAACAAGGGCGCAAGCATCACAAAGAGTTTCAATTAATCTAGACGAAGCCTTCTCTGAACAGTGGGCTGAGAATTATGGATAGGAAATAAATGCTATCAATCGACCAAATCTCCGCTAGAGTGGAGTCATTGCGTTCCCGCTCTACAGAGCGTGACCGCAGACAACTAGATGTACTTGCCGTCCGTAAAGGTCAGATTTCTGAAGTCTATCCAGAATTCTTTCCAGAAGGTGTCGATGCAAACGTAGTTGCTAACTTCATTGACATTGTTGCCCGTGACGTATCAGAGGTTATGGCACCACTGCCAGCAGTTAACTGCTCAGCAGCAAACCAAGTAAGCGACAGAGCACGGGTATTCGCTGACAAGCGCACCCGCATTGCAGCAAATTATTTTGCTAATTCAGATTTACAAGTACAGATGTATCAAGGTGCAGACCAATACATCACATTTGGTTTCGTTCCTTTCATGGTTGAATTGGACGAAGAAGCAGGGCTACCGCGTATCCGCATAGAAAGTCCTATCGGGGCTTACCCAGAGTTTGACCGCTATGGACGCTGTATCGCCTTCGCTAAACGCTACTCACTCCCACTTGCAGAATTGGTTTCACAGTTCCCAGAGTTCGAGATTCAGTTGCTAGGCAAAGACCGTTATGAACAAAATCTAAATGCAACGATTGACATTATTCGTTATTACGATAAAGACCAATCAACAATCTTTGTTCCTAACCGTAACAACCTAGTCCTATCACGTGTTGCCAATCCAATTGGCAAGATGATGGTAGTAGTAGCAAAACGTCCATCACTAGATGGCGAAATGCGTGGACAGTTTGATGATGTTCTTGGCATTCAGTTGCTTCGTAATAGGTTCGCATTACTTGCGATGGAAGCAGCAGAGAAGTCAGTACAGGCACCAATCGTGGTACCAGGCGACGTGCAAGAAATCCAGTTGGGTGGAGATGCGATTATTCGCACCAACACACCTGGAGGTGTTCGTAGAGTTGACTTAAACATTCCAGCAGGCGCATTCACTGAGCAACAAGTATTGCTTCAGGAATTGCGTACTGGAACACGTTATCCAGAGGGACGTACTGGAAACATTGATGCGTCAATCATCACTGGTCAAGGCGTTCAAGCCCTTATGGGTGGCTTTGATACACAGGTTAAGTCAGCACAAGCAATCTTTGCTTCTGCGCTTAAGGATGTAATCTCAATTTGCTTTGAGATTGATGAGAAAATGTTTAACGCACAGAAGACAATTCGTGGCGTAGATGCTGGCTCACCTTACTCACTTGATTACACACCATCAAAGGACATCAAGGGTGATTACACAGCAGATGTTCGTTATGGAATGTTGGCAGGACTCAATCCTGCACAGGGACTTATCTTCATGCTACAAGCCCTTGGCGGTAAACTTATCTCCAAAGATATGGCTATGCGTGAACTACCATTTGGAATTAACGTAACACAAGAGCAAGAAAAGATTGAAGTAGAAGAATTACGCAATTCGCTAATCGCTTCTCTCAATGCATCAGCACAAGCAATCCCACAAATGATTGCCCAAGGCGGGGACCCAACAACCATCGTAATGAAACTGGCTGACGTTATTAAACAACGTCAAAAGGGCGTATCAATTGAAGACGCAATTAACGATGTCTTTGCTCCAGAATTACCTCCTGCCGGTGCACCAACGGTTGAGCAACCGTCCCCTGCTCCCGCTGCGCCAGCAGGAGGCGCTATTGCACCTCAAGCAGGCGGCGGATTGCCAGACTCACGTTCATCTGATGAATCAGGTCGCCCTATGAACCTTGCTACTCACAAGATTATCGAGAACAACGGAATCTTAATTGCAGGTTCTGGTGCTAGTCGTGGTTCAAATATTTTGCAGTTTGGGTGGAAAGCACCTAAGCCAACTGCTAATGAAAACTTAGATAAATTCATAACACAGAAGTTTATTCCATCAATGCGTAAAGTATTTATTGATGGTGGCTATGACATGAAAGAGGACGGGGATGCTGCGGAACACGATTCATCGTTCCTTGTTGTTGTGCGGGGAACTATCTATCCTATCTTTGAAGATTATTCTTGGGACCGTGATTCTCGCGGTATCTACTACGCTGGCAGCGGTGGCGACATTGCTCTTGGTGCTATGGAAGCATTGCTACTTGAATTTCCATATATCGAAGCAGAGGGTGCTGAAGCGGTGGTAAGAAACGCAATTACGATTGCGTCTAAATGGGATATCCACACTGCTCAACCAATTATTGTTAAGACACAATATGAGTAAGTTTACAAAAAAAATGGAAGAAGTAATCGCATCTCTCGTTGCAGAAGAGGGCGAGACTTCTGATTACATATGCGCTAACTGGGTTCTTGTTACTGAGTGGGCGGATTACAGTGGCAATCGTTATTTACATACAGAAGTAAGTGAAGAGATGACGCCATGGAATGCATATGGGATGATGAAAATGGCAGAAGAATATAACAGCGATGTGTTAAGAACTAAGAACATTGGTTCAGATGAGGAATCCGAATGAACGAAGAAACACGCGGAGGGACTAGAGTACCTAACAATCCCGCACCAGTATCTGGACCAGGCGAATTTTCAGCACGGACAGATGGCGGACCAACACAACCAGCGAAATATATGCCAGGACTTGGCTACGGACAAGGCGGACAAAACTACAACAACCAAGTAAGTGCACCTTTAGCAGGAAACCCAATGTCTTCACCTACTGGTCAAGGCATGTCTGGTGAACCTGAAATGGTTCGACCAACATCACTTGATGCACCTACACAGTTTCCAGATGAGCCAGGTACAGCAGGAATTGACCGTGGTCCTGGAGGCGGTTCAGAACTTATGATGGATATGCCACGTTTTCGTCCAAACATTCAGCAGAGTTTAGAAAAGGCTGCAATGTTTGATGACAGTGGAGAAGCAGAGTTAATCTTAAATCAATATTTTAATAAAGGATAATTAATGAGAGTACTAAAGCCTATTGTTGCTGAAGTTTCTCCTAACCTTTATACAGCAGCGCAACGTGCAAACATGACACCTGCAGAACAAAACAACATTGAGCAGATGTCTTGGGCTGTAAAGAAGAACCGTGAACTCAATCGCATGGGTACTCAAGATGCTAGAGATGAGTTCAATCGCTTAGACCCAGATGCACAAGAAGGTTTAAAGTTCTTTTTCTCTAATCAGGAATACATGCAAGCACCGCCAGACTTTGGCGACCGTGCTATTGGTGCTTTAAAGTTTGGTGCAAAACTTCTTGCATCTCCTTTGATTGGTGTATTTAAAGTTGCTGGTGCCTATGGCAAGGCTATTAACACACCTTACCTAGTTGCACGTCAGGTAGCACAAGGCGAAAGTATCTTTGATTCTAAGGTTTGGTCAGATGCTTGGGACGGAACTGACGTATACGATAGTGGCTCACTAGCCACTGCAACAAATGTATACGGTAAGGCTAATGTATACGTAGCAAAAGGATTACTTGCTGGTAAGAAGCCAGGAGAAATCCTAGAAGAGTACGGAACTTTAAGTCCTGAAATTACTAGGGCTGTAGAAGAAGCGTTTAATAACCCTGACCAGTTTAGAAATGTACTTGATGCCACAAAGATGGCACAGGTATCTCCTGGTCGTGACATCATTCGATGGTTTGAAACTAAGCCACCTAAGAATGGTGGCATCTCAGTTGATTACATCGATGGCAAATCACAATTTGCATCTGGTGCACTAGATTTTGTTTATCAAATTGTTCTAGACCCATTCACATGGCTATCTGGTGGAGCAATCAGTGGTGCACGTAAGGGCACTCAACTTGCTGAGACTGTATTAAAGGCTTCTCAAAGCGGAGACGTAGCCTATGGCGTGCGTCAAGCATTTAAAGACAAGTCTGTTGTTAAGTTGTGGGATGAGCAACTAGGTAAAGACATTGAGCGCATGGCTAATGCCGAAGGCGCGGCAGCAAAAGCGGTTGTTCGTCGTGAGATTGGACGTCGATATGCTGGATACAATAACGATGCAGCAATTGACTTCTTAGTTAAGAACAAAGTATTTAACGCACAGCGTGCAGAACAGATATTTAGTGAAGCAGAAAACGTAGGACTCCTACTATCTGGTCGTGTAGATGGAATTACATACCGTCGCAACGGTATTGCAACTGCTCGTAACCAACGCCGTATGGCATCTGGTCTTACTAACTATCTTGATTCAGTTTTTAACGCCCGTGTTGGTGCTAAAGGTCCACGCAAGACTACAGAAGAACTAGATGCATCTGGAGAACAGATATATGACATTCTTCGTAAGTCTGGCGAGGAAACAGATAAGGCTGTTAACCCAAACATTAAAGAATTGTTTGATATTGACCAAGACATTAACAAGTTGCGCTTTAAAATGGGTCGAATGGCTGCACGTAACCCAGCAGGACAACAGATTATTGTTGGCGATGAAGCAGTTAAGACGATTGATACCTTTAGAAACGTAGCACGCTTGGTAGTTAGCCGTGATATGGCTGACTTTATGGCGCAGAAGTTCTTAACTTCTAGCGAAGATGAGCAAGTTGTTATTGTTCGCAACCTTTATGCAGCGGTTATGCACCGTGCAGGACTAGACGATAGTGCAGAAGGTCGAGAACTGATGCAGGAAGTTCTAAAGAAGACGCTCAATGAGCGTGCTGGCTTTACAACTACTGTAAAAACACAGATTGACCCAGCCTTTGCTAACGTAATGCCAAAAGATTCACTTCGTTTTGAGAACGAAACGCCAATTATGAATGCTGCTGGAGCAATTCAGCCATCACAGTTGGCTGGTGCAATTGGTCCACTACCTCTAGAAGACATTGCTATCAAGGCAAACCAGATTCGTTCTAAAGGAAGTTTAATTAAGGCTACTCAAGGCGCTACACGTTCTAAACTTGCTAAAGACTTTGTAGATTTCTGGTCTATCTTTACGCTTTTCCCACGTCTTGGTATCCGTTCTGCCATTGACGAAGGCTTTATGTATGCAATTACTGCACCTGCTAAAGAAATTTTAGCCTTTGCAAGGGGTGAGGGACGCAAATTAGGTCGTGCATCTAGCGCATACACTGGTTCTAAAAGTGCTGAAGGATTGATTGCACTAGCATTAACCAAGTCATTCAAAAAGGCACCATCAGATTACATGGGTATTGAAGCACGTAATGAACTTATTGAACAAATTGCAAAAGATAATGGCGTAAGCCCAGCAGAACTTAGTCACCTTAAAATAAATCAAGAGATAGCAGAACGTGCTGCTATATTCCTAAAAGGATTAGACGAGGAATCTCGCATATACTGGACACAGGCTATGACACGCCACCAAGATATTCTAGGTTCAATGGCTTCTTCTATCTCAGGACGTACATCTTTAGGTGGACGTTTTGATGATGAAATTCTTACAGACCAGATTAACGTTTCTGAACTAACCAAGGCTTTAAACAATATTGGTAAAGAAGCAACTGGCAAGAAGTTTAAGTTTGGCAAGTATAGCGAACTAGATGTAGATAAACTACGTGCTGCTAATCCAAAGTACGTAACCCTTGCTCACTATGACAACTGGTATATTCGTTTTGCTACACCACGTCAGCATGGAAAGTTAGAGTTACCTAATAACTACAGAGTAGCACCAGCAGTTGCATTCTTTGCTAATAATGCATTACGTACTCCAGATGATTTGGTACGTGCTAGCGATAGCATGATGGAGTACCTAGGCTTTGCAAGAAACGATGGTGGTTTCTGGGCTGTTACCCCTGGTAATGAAGCCGCTGCCAAGAAGTTCCTTTCATACTTTGGTGACACAGTATTCCAACGTCAAGTTGGCAAGACTGACGTAGAAATTGCAGAAATCTATGTCAATCGTATGTTGATGGATATGCGTGATAACTTCCACGGTGGTCCTAATCTATACAACGCTGCACTCTATGACGCTGTTCGTAAGAACTACGATGTTCTAAAGGCTAAAGAAATAGAGACAGGCGTTAAAATTAATGGCAAGTGGCAGAAGGCTGCTGCATCTATTGATATTGATACCTTTGATGATGTGACTAAAGGTTTCCAACCAACAGGATTTATTAATAGCCGCGTAGAATTTCCTGACTTTACAGACATGGAAAGCGCATATAAGCGTGCTGGAAATAAGATGATGGAGTTAATGGATAAGCAGGTTAACGGTATTCTCCGTCAACCAGCAGTAATGGTTTCATATATACACCTACGCAAGAACTATGCTGGTGTAGAAAAGGCTTTTGCAGATAAAGTCTACAAGAATATAATTGATGAAAACCCTATTCGCTACGCTAAACCAGAGGCTAAAGCCGTTGCACGTGCCCGTGCTGATGAACTAGCAGTTAAGCGCTTTACTGAATTGGCTATGGAACAGGCTGCAGATACAGTATTAAAGTTTGCAGATAACCCATCAATTCGTTCTAACTTTGCTGTATCTGTCCGCACAGTCGGTCGTTTCTACCGTGCAACTGAAGACTTCCAGCGCCGTATGTATCGCTTAAAAGATGTATCACCACGCGTTCTATATCGTATGCGTTTGCTACATCAGGGTTTAAATGCAAGTGGTTCTATCTATGAAGATGCCGAAGGCAACCCATATGTAATGATGCCTATGGATAACATCATCTTTAAGGCTACAGATACAACCATTCGTGCACTTACACCAGGTACTGATAACTCTTACAAAGAGCCAATGTTTAATGACTTTACATTTAAACTAACTATGGCTAACCCATCGTTCTCACCTGATGCAGGTTTGCCTACACTGTCTGGTCCTATTGCAGCCCTAGGTGTTCTAGGCATGAAGCACATTCTTGGTAATGCGCCAATACCTGGTGGAGATAACCTAGGTCCATTGAACCCAAAGGTTCTTGCACAGGAACTAGACAACTATGCTCTTGGTTCTATTGGCGATAACATGGATATTGTCCGTGCAGTAGTTCCTTCTACACTACTTAAACTTTATCAAGTTCTTCCAGTCAATGAGAAGACACGTCAAGAAGTTACTGCAGCGCAGCAAGCAATTGCATATAACGCAGCAGCAGGTCGCTTCCTAGATGCTAACTCGACTAACGAAGAGAAGAGTAACTATCTAAAGAACATCCGTATATCAGCACATAACATTGTGGCTATGCGTGCAATCTTGGGTCTTATATCACCAGTTACTCCAACCGCACAAGAAAGCCAAGGAGTTCCAGACTATCTTCTAGATGTTGGAATTACTGGTCTTCGTAGTGAGTTCTGGGATATCTTTGAATCAATCAAGGCTAAGTATGGCGATGATGTTCAAGACCCATACGAGATGGCACTTGGTTTATTTACTGGCAAATACCCAGGAAAGATTGCTTATACAGTAAGTCGCGATGAGAAGCAAACTAAAGTTCTTATGGCAAAGACAACTGAAATGCGTAACTGGGCTATTAAGAACAAGTCACTAGTTGATACATACGGTGAAGCAGCGTATATCTTTGCCCCCAACTCTGGTGACTTTAATGCTGGTGTATATAACTGGCTTAATGCAACTGGTCTACTAGAAGATAAGACAGTAGAGCAGTACTACGATGACGTTCTTGTTGCTGGAGATAAGCAGAAGTACTACGACGTAGCACGCTGGGAGTCAGAGTCTTTGAGTAAAGAAACTCGCATCTCTGAGCGCAGAAAGATTATTGACATAGCAACTGGAGCCCGTCAGGGTCTACTTGCTTCTAATCCTTTGTTACTAACAGCAATTACTTCAGGTGGTAATGAGATTGCTACTGAAGAGCGCATGCTTGCTAGCGTAAAAGAAATGATTATGAATCCAGAAAGCGGTGTCGCTGATGGAACAGTAATGAAGATGAAGACAGCAGTTCAGGCTATCGAAGACTTCATCAGATTCTCAAAGGATGAAAGCGTTCGCTCTCTATATAACGCTTCTACATTGAAGCGTCAGTATCGTGACCGTGTAAGCAAGATTATCTCTGAACTAGGTAATGGAGACCCAGCAGTTCAAGAGGCTGCTAGAGCAATATTCAATTCAATCTTGAAGTACTACTCAAGAGACACATATAAGGCGGAGGTATAATGCCTAACTTCGAAAAGGT